TAACTCTGTAGATGTAGCAGTAGATGCAGTAGATGCAGCAGTAGATGTAGCAGTAGATGTAGCAGTAGATGTAGCAGTAGATGTAGCAGTAGATGTAGCAGTAGATGCAGTAGATGCAGCAGTAGATGCAGTAGATGCAGCAGTAGATGCAGCAGTATCAGCATGGTCGGGTTTATTTGGAACGGTCATTGCAGACGCGATTAAATGAAGAATGGTGGTTTTGGGTGCAGAATGTTCTATATTATATAAATCAATATCGTCTAACTGAGAACCTGAAGTAAAACGTACAGAACCGCTCTGCGGTTCGAAACGTTTTCTAGATTCGTTTCCTGGAATCGGCGAAGCCGATTCGGAAACGAATGACCCTTGTATATTATCAGGTGTTGCTTCCGTTTGAACTGAACTAAGTGTATTGTTGGACAACAATGGCAATATGGATTTTGTAGGTTTTTTTGGTTGAGAAAATGTTAACGATTCGCCTTTGACTTGTTCAGGAATAAAGACTTCTTCGACTTCTTCTTCGACTTCTTCTTCGACTTCTTCTTTTTGTTTTTCTTTTATTTTAGATAATATCATCATATGTGCGATGATTTCTTTTGCAATCGCAGATTTACTTTGTTTTATTGCCCATTTGAATGCTGTAATACCATCATTGTCTTGTGTATTTAATATGTCAATTCGTCCAGGTACATCTACTGCATTTTCTATGCCACTAATATATTCTAATAATGATGTTATAATTCTATGTCCAGTAATCGTGTCGGATTTTAATACTGCCCAATGCAAAGGGGTTAGACCATCGACGTCTTGTTTAAATAGAGGATTTTTATCTGAGTCTTTTGTTTGTAATAACGCTTTTACATCTTCTAATTTTTGATTGATAACTGCCAGATGTAATAATGTCCAGTTTTTTACGTTGTTGTTCCATGTTATATCATCAAATTCAATTGATTTAATAGATTCAGATGGTATCGATGAAGCGATACTAATTGCTTTTTCTAATGGCGATTGTGATGCTTGTGATGCTTGTGATGCTTGTGATGCTTGTGATGCTTGTGATGCTTGTGATGCTTGTGATGCTTGTGATGCTGTTAATATAGTGGCAATTGTTTCATCTAGTGATACTTGCGATAATGTAGCGGTTGATAATGATTCTTGTAATGCTGGGGGTGATGATGTTGCTGGTGATTCTTGTAATGCTGGTGTTGTTGATAATGATTTTATAATATGTTCTCTAATTGTATTTCCATCATCTTTTCTATCTTCGCTTTTTTTACTTAATACCATCAATGTATAAACGTTGTCTACGAAATCCTTGCGTAAAACTGTGGGTAATTTATCAGTTTGATTAATAACATCGCTAACATCGCTAATCGTTTCTTGACTGGTGGTTGGTGACTGAAGGTTTTGCTCTGCTCGCAAAGCAAAATCTAGATTCGTTGCCACGGATTCATTTTGCGCCGCCTGCGGCTCTGTAAAACCTTTAGAGGAATCCGTCAACGAATGACTATTATTATTTGAAATTACTGATACCGAAGAATTTCGACCAACTACTTCTTCTTCTACGTCTTCTACATTATGCAATTGTCTAAATTCCTTTAATTGTTGCAATCGTTTTGAAAAAAAAGTATCGGCGGTTTCGGTGGTTTTGTCATTATTATGTATGGGTTTTCCGAAAGATTCCATTGTTTTGACAGTATCCGCACTAAATGAAAGCGAATAATGATTGGGAATATAAGAGCCATAACTTATGTGATTGTCTTCTTCGATGGAAGAGGCTTGTGAAGCAGGCGAAATGATTGGACTATTAAACTCTTTAATATATTCTGGACCTCGATATACAGATTTGGGTCTTTGATTTATGCCTTGTCTGGTTATATCTCCTCGTCCTCGTCTATATGCCATAATTTACTATATAGTCTTATATTTTATTACATTTTTACTCCATTTTTATTCTAATAATATATGTAATTTTTATCATATATATTATTATTGTGTTTATCGTCGTGTGGAGTGTTTTATGTAATGAGCGAAGCGAATGGAAGAAAACCTCCTGATTTCGTTCCGAGAGTAGCGTTAGCGGAGTTGTCTATAACTCTTACGACGGCGACGATTGGTTCGATTGTTTCTTCCGTTCCTTCGACCTCTCGAATTTCGATAATATCGGCGACGCGTCACTTTTACCGGATACATACTTGTCATGTTGGGTTTGTTGTCGATGATATGGTTCATGAGGGTTTGAGCGGAACCACCACTCTGTGGTTGTGCATCTACTGGTGTATTTACTGGTTCTCCTTGTTCTGTTGCTGGTGTTGTTACTGCTGGTGCTGGTGCTGGTGTTACTGCTAGTGCTGGTTTTACTGCTTCATCTGCTGGTGCTGTTACTGCTGCTTCTGTTTGTGTATTCTGCAAAGCTTTAACACTTCCTAATTCCGCTTCAAGAATTGGCAATAATTTTTCATATAAACTATTATCAGTAACAGCATATGTAGAATTCGCAATTTTTGGTTTTAATGATTTAAAATTATCATCTTCTATATTTATTTCATCCAATAATTGTGATAAATTTTGTTTATCTATATTTTTTGTTCCTTTTTTAGATAATATTTTTAAACAAACTGCAATGCACTTATTTTCAGGCGTTGCACCATATTTTTCGTTGAATTTAGATTTAACTGTACCTATCTGTCCTTCAATAAATTTAATTTCACCATTTGGGGTTTCACTTGCTTTTATTACTATATTATCAAAACCACTCATATATTATTATATATAATACGATGATTTTTATTTCTAAATATTGGAATGTTTCCTCAAGACGAAGTCGGAAGGAAACTGATAAACTACGTAGTTCGTAGAACGGAGGAGTTTGGAGTAAAAAGTTCAGACTAGAATGAAAAGCGGAGTCATTACTATATTCTTTATTCATCTTTTCATTTCATTCCAATAATATCATCTATCGATTGAAAAAGTCCTTCCATACCCGGTTCTTTCGTTCTTATAGAGTTATTTGTATCATCAAATAAATCAAACATTTTCTTATCGTTTCCGTTATCATCTAATTGATATGATTTAACTGTGATAGGCTCAATATGTTGGTCTTTGTCTTGAAAATCCAGTTGGGTTTTCAATTGCTCCAATTGAAAACGTAATAATTGACCTTGAAATGATTGTTCGAAATTTGTATCAGCTGTTTTGTTTTCTTCTTGAGAACCTTTATAAATATTATCTAATGTTGCTTTAGGTTTTTGTTCTACTTTTGTTTTAGTTGGGTCCGTGTATGTAATTAAATATTGTATAATTAAAGCCATAATATATTTTTGGTCGTTTGTATAAGATAAATTTTCGATAATGTCTGTTATCATAAATTTTTTATCAAAGTTAAAAAATTCACTAGTTAGTGTTTTAATACGAGGTGGTTTAGTAATGGGTGTAACATATTCAGCATTGATAAATTCTAACAATTGAAAATATATAAAACATTGGGGTATTTGAGTTGTTCGATTTATTTGTGTTTTGTTATATTGTAAATCTGTGTTATAAATGTGCATGAAAATTTCCAATATTTTTTTGAATACACCAGTTATTGATACATAATGGTTTTTATTATTAATTATTACTTTATAATTTGCTTTGTTATCATCTGTCATAATATGTCCAACAATTGCATCTTTATTTTCATTATTAAAAATTAATTCTTGAAAATAATTCATGATTATTTTTGGATATTTCTCTGTATATGAAATTTTATTAGCTACACGACCAAAATCGATGATGCGTATACAACTATATTTACTATCAGAAAGTAACTTCTTTGTATTATTACATGCATTTTCAATAGTTGTTACATTACTATCGTCGCCAATAATAAATACATTATTTGTATGTAAATCGCAATGAACATATCCGTTAAAATATAAAACCAACATATTCGCAAATATAAGAGCTGTTTTACGTAATAACTTTGAGTAATTTGAATCCAAAAAAGTATTGATATTTCTGTCTGTTAATTTATCACTAATATTTTTTTCTGTAATCTTCAAACTGTGATAATATGCATTAAAAATGGTAAATTTTTCGGCATATTCCATAGCAATGAATCCCAATTGTAATACTGGTTGTCGGGTAATGACATCTTGTAAATATATCAACATTCGTTTGGAAGTTTTTGTCAATTTATAATCAAAAAACGTTAATAGATAATTTAAAAATAGTAGCGAATCCTTATTATCAAACGCTTTATCGAAAACAATCGAAGGACAATTTGCCAATCCACCTTTCTTCCATGTTTTTTCAAATACTTCTATTTGTGTTTGCACTTCTTTTTTAAAACTGTCGATTGTATCCACCCCTTTTTCAATAGAATTATATAATTGGTTTTGTGTGTTTTGTAAAAAGAGTTTTGCTATTTCTTTATTATTTTTATTATCAGTATCATCGACCAATAACGACATTTTTAATATTAATTTTGTTACAGGTTTATCTCCTTGATTTGCTTTACTTTCTCCAATAGTTATTGATGAAAATGGAAAATTGTTATCTACGACGCCTATTACAAAAACAAATGCATACAATGATTTATATGATATACATTCTATTTTATCTGCCATGTAAAGCATATGCAACACACCTTTTAACCACATTTTATTGTCCCAAAAATTTGTGTTATTTACAACCGGTCTCCATTGTGTGGATAGCTTCGCACCCCCATGCATCATAAATCCATTATCAATATCAATATCATTATTACCTATTTCTTCTATAAATCCACTCATTATATACATGATTCATAAAAAAAATCATGTATATACTCATTCTTTTCTCATAATAATCTTAATGAAATTTCACCACAATTTTCACCGTCTCTTTCTTAATGCATTTGCAGGCGGAAATCGATAATTCCTCGCGCTTCTTTCGTGTCTTGGTATTATTATTCATAATAAAATCATTGCCACTATCCATACTCTCTATACTTTCACCGCTCTTATAACTATCCATACTATCACAAGTCACAGTTGTCGCTAAAGATTCGTGCGACGACAATGAATCCGATTTTTTGTTCTGTCCAGTGGTTTTGCGTTTGGACGTGCTGTTGCGTGCGTTCATGTCCGCCTCAATATCGTCATAATGATTCTCGATAAATTCGATGATGCGATTTTCAATCGCCCATTTGAAGAAATTAAGTTGGCCGATGGTCGTCTCCATGTTCTTCTCATCGTCGTAGGGTATCGATATTCGTTCCCAGCGACAAAAGGGGTCCAGACGTTTCTTACTATATGCCTTCAATTTGAGTTTATAGTCGTTGTAAACTTTGAAACGATAAGTATCATAGGCATTCGTGTCGTCAGAGGAGGTATCCACAGGATTTTCGGGCAAATCATAGACGGTGTAATATTTTTTGGCATAGTTGGTGACAAACCAGTCGACAATACGGAGCGAAATGGCGGATTCGCCGTTGATAATACGTATCATTTTTTGAAGATTGCCTTTTTCCTTGTAAAATTCCATCAGATGTGTCATCAATAAATCATTTTGTGTATTGGTATGGTTGGTCGTATACGCCGACATTCAGGATAGGATGCATATCTTAACGCGTTTATATTGGTTTTATTCTGAAATATTATTGGATTTATTGTTTCATGACTTTCCATTTGAATCCGTTATGAATTTCATCATTGTCCGAGGCCTTATTTAGAGATGCACGTGACATTTGGAATTTTTTCAGGACTTCCGTAATCGATTTGAATGTTTTTATGTTCTCATTGGTCATCGGATTAATTTGTATTACGGTAACACCATTTGCATTGACATGATATTCAGGCAATACATTGGTTTTCAAATATTCATCCCGCATTTCTTGTGAACATTTTTCAAAAATATTCCAATAATGTCCTGATGATATGCGGTCTTCTTTGATGGCGCGTGAAATGGTGGAGAACCCCGCCAAATTACGTGACATTGCCGCCTCTTTTTGCGAAGGAAATACCTCCATGATTTTCGTTTTTTTGATATCTATCATGGCGATAAATTCTACGGATTGTGTGCGTGTTTCTACTGTGGGCGGAGGCACGGGGACCTCCGTAACATGTCGTTCTACCATTAGCCATCTGAAATCTTTGTATATTCGATTGTTGCGCGCGGCTTCTCTCAGTGCACTCCCCGATGAACTATGGAAATGACGCGTGACGGTAATAATACTGTCGAAAATTTGAATCAATTCCAGTGTATTTGGGTCATATTGATATACTTTGGGAGAACGTGTATTATCACGGTTTTTAACATAGGATATTTCTTCGGGTGTTTCGATAAACGTGTTTTCTATAGACGTATTGACAATTTCTAATTTAGAATTCTCTTGCATTTTCAATTGAATTTCATCTTGTTGTAAACGCAGTTGTTCTTGTAGTAATTTTATTTCTTCTAATTTTATTTCGAATTCAACATTAACTCTTCGTTTGTCTTCGTTAATACTACGTTCTTTTTCTAATTCAATCAATTTATCTACGTCTTCTTTCGTAAACATTTTGATTTCGGTTTGCATTATTTTGATAATATTGTTGTATTGTTCTTCATTCACCAAAAATGTTTCCCTTGCGCTCGTTCCGTCGCTTTTTTTTATTTCATGATATAACGGTTTTATAATCTCATTATGTCTAATCCATTTTTCAAATTTAGTGTGATTTTCACATTCAAAAATATTTAATAATACGGGTGTCATTTTGTAATTATTTTGAATATTGGCAAATCGTTCTTTAATATTTTGGGTTGAACCAATTTTTATCACAAATGTATTTTCTGTTACTTCACATAATTTGCAAATATAAACCACATTTTTCATTTTGCAAAAATCCATAAAGGTTGTATGAATGTTTTTTTGAGCATTGATTTTTTCTTGAGCTTTTATTAATTTTTTTTCAATTTCATTTTCTTGCTTTAATTTGTATTCACCTTGTTGGCGTAATTCAGTGATAACAGTAACCATCCAATCTTGAAATTTTTTGGCAACTGGTTTGTTCGACCGAGAAAGAATTTTATATAATCCTCGCTCGGTTAAAAATAACACTTTTTGAATTCCTCCAAGGGTTCTTGTTTCACGTGATACCTTTTCCGTATTATCGAATGTGCTCATTTGATTTTGAATTTTTGTCATTTCTAATAATTTACCTATTTGATTGGCTTGAAAAAGTGGTTTTTCAATAGTTCCTTGAATATTGATATGATATTCCTTATCATAAAGTGAGAACGCTTTTAGTATATCCATACTATATATTATATAAGGATACCTTTTTATATCATTTTAAACGAATGAAATTCGCCTAAATATTTTCATACCGAATGAAAATAACATAAAAGACATGCATTATTAGATAATAATGAGCGAATTGACTGATTCCAACGGACCCAACGTATTCAACGGAACCAACAGGTCCAATGATCTTATAATAACCTCTATCATTGACAATACGCGTACACCTATGTCAGTTACAGGAGAACCTTTCGACATCAAAAACACTCAATATCATGTATGTTTTTACAATATTTTTCATTTTGGCGATATTTTTTTTACACAACCATTTATAAAACACATTTGCGATGCCAATCCTAACATTACTTTTTATTGTTGGTTTACTGTTGGCCATGCCGCTTACGAGGGAATTCCGAATTTAATTCATTTGGAACCGATAGACGATGTAATTTCGAGCAGAATATCTCCAGAAAAAAATACATTAGTTTATTCACTCAAAAACAAAGATAGTTATAAAAAATTTTATGAATTTTTTTATGAACCTTATCCTCATTTTGATAAAGATTTTTCCACGTTTGTCTATCAAGGAAAATCGTTTATATCATTCAATACTTGGTGTGCATCGTTATATTATACTGAAGATATGGATTATATTTATTTACTAGCTGGATTTATAAAAAAAGCGAATCTTCTCAACAATATATTTGGATTATCGTTGAATTTCGATTTTTACAACCATAAAATGTTCCCTGAATTACCATTGATACCAATGACCGATTTTTTTTCGACGTGGCTCACCAAGAATCGTAAGAAAAATCTCGTATTTATTTACAATTATGAACCTCGTGCCGTGTCGTTTATGGATAAACAAAATATGAATGCTATTATTGGTGACATATGCCGTTCAAATCCTCATATTCATATTATTGTCCCACGATACGACGCCGTATTCGATGGTATTGAGAACATTACATGTAGTGACCGTGATTTTGGGTTCACCGAGAATCGTAGTTGTATGAATTTGCTACAAATAGAACATATATTGCAATATTGTCGCCTAGTTGTAACGTTACCGAGTGGCAGCACATGGACTTTTTTGAATCAACATATATCGAGTTATGCTGATAGGACAAGATTTTATTTATGGGGAGATTACAATGTATATGCGAAAAAAATAAACAACTGGTATAAATACGGCACTGGTAAATCTGACGATATTATTAAGTGCGTTGGTATTAACGAGTTGGCTTTGTTGGTTCGCAATTTCAATTATTAGGAATCCATGATAATTTATCGCCTATTTTTCGGAAATAATGCTGATTATACATTATATTTTTATCGAGCGCTTTTCCGAGTGTTCTATCGCTTATTTTTACATATTTTTGACAATCATATTTACATCGAAATTCCTTAACGAGAACATTGTTTTGGTCAAACTCCTTCGTTCTACGAACTACGTCGTTTTCTCGGCACGAAAGTTTTCTCCCTACTTCGCCTTCAGAAAACATTCCAAATTGTCCGACCCCGTCTTTATACATGACCTCAACTACAACCACATTTTTGCTCCCGCAACTGCGGGAGCAAAAAAATAAGGTCATTTTCATTCAACATGATGTTTTTACTTACATAACAAGATTGCAAATTGTTTTCCGTATACATTAATAATATTTTCATTCATTTTAACTAGTTCCAAATTCATATTAAATGTCGATGTTCTTGGTAATGACGTTGCTTTATCATGACGATGTTCTTTGGTTTTCAATTTATATTGTAATTGATAATAACGTTTATCTTTCAAACAAAGACTAATATTATCTGGTTTCATACCATCTGTAAATAATTGTTTATATTCATCGATGGAATGTTCTTGGTCTTTGATTTGATTTTCAGGTAGTTGCAGTAATTCTATTTGCTCACGCAGATTATAACGTTCAGGCAATCTTAATGAAAATGTATCATTATTTTTTTTCATAAAAATATACGGTTGTTTACATTTCAATGAAATATAAATTCCTTCGGGTATTTCTACCATGTCTGATTCTGGATTATACGGAAAATTATCCAATACAATAGCATGTTCAATGCCATATTTTTCTGTAATTTTGGTATTAAGGATATGTAATTCTTTATTTATATTGTAATTCGGAGGCAATTTTGAGGTAGATGTCAATCTTTCGTCTGACTTACCTTTATTAAATACTAGGTATTTTCCGTCATAAAAATCTTGGTATCTCACATAAGTTGGTAATGCTTCTTCTTTTTCTTTTTGAATTTTATTTAATTCATGTTCGTCAAGAGCAAATATTGAATATTTATTGTCGTATTTTGCTACAACCTCACGATTAAGGCGCTTTAATTCTTGTTCTTGTTCTTCTTTGCTCAATTCGAAATAATCATTTTCAAGTGTGATTTTTTTGGATAACCGATGTTCACCATCATTTTTTTGCCAAGCTAACAAATGATGGTCACGTTCTATATAATATGATACATATTGTGGTAAATCACGTTCTACTTTGGCTGGTAATGTATTATGTGTATCCAAATAAATCAATGCATCTTTGACTTGTTGTAATTTTTCTTGTATTGATACAGATTTCTTAGTAGTACTACTCCATGTAGATTGTGTTGAAATTAGAAGTGGATGTCCTTCAATTCTAAAAAACTCGCGTGTAAATTCATTGTTTTTTCCATATTTATTCATATTATACGTAATATATTTTGGCAATTCTTCTTGTGTAATATCTTGTGGTAATTCTTTTGCATCATTTCTTCTCTCTTTTTTTGTGTTTGGTAAAATTCCTTTCGCATTGTCATGCTGTTCTTTGCATGTGGCAATTCGTAAATTTTCCAATGTATTATTTAATGGGTCTCTATCAATGTGATCGACAGATAATTCGGCAGTTCCACTACCATGCCCATACCAATCCATAATGACTTGATGAATATAAATTGCTGTATTATTGAAATTTGCTCGTATATATTTTACATGGTAGTTATGTTTGTCTTTTTTTGTCCAAGAAAACTTGGCTCCATTTTTATGCTTTTTTTCAAAATCAAGTATTTTTTGGTAAGATTCACGACATAATTTACATAAAATATTTGGCTCGATGAACATGAGTAATAATTCTTTTTCATTATGATTCACAACCCATATTGGGTTCTTTTCTACAAAAGAATCCTTGTTTTTTACAAAATGACCCCTTATATACTCAACCACTTGATACTGTGCCAATACTATATTATGATAATGATGATACTCCATGATAATGGTATATTATATATAATTATATATAATATATTTTTTCAATTTTTCACAAAAAAACAACAAATTTTTTTCCTAAATGAATGTATCCACACATTACGCTTTTTAATTGGAATACGCGACTCCCGCCATTCCAGACATTACGCGCAATACGTTGTAATTTACTGCGTATACACGGACCTTAGCGGTGGCAGTTCCTTGAACTGTTCCGGATGAGAGCACCAATTGCAGCACGGCGTTATCAATTCGTGAGAAATTGCAAGATCCGGATGGTTGATGCTCTTCGGGTCTCAAGGCAAATGAATACACGTTAATTCCAGTGTCGGGTGCGCGGGTGTGGTGTTGGAAGGGTTGAACGGTGTCGAAGTAAGAACCTTCACGTTCAGAGAATCGGTCTTGGCCATTGAGTTGCAATTTGGCAGTGACCACAGGGTTCTCACCCCAACAGTGCATATCGATGGCGGATTGGGCAAGCACGAAAGTGCCGGCATCAGACACACCTGAAGCGAGTTGACCATTACCACCATCCGTGAAGGGGGTAAAGTTGCCTGCAGCAGTGTTAGAAGCGGCAGCAGATGACCAATCTTGAGCAGAAGTGATGCTGACATCATTCGCACCAGCCATCTCGAAGAGTCCGGAGGTATTGATGAAGTTGTTGGAGCCGGAAGTCTCGGCAGGTCCACCGAAGGCGTGGATTGCGGGGGGAAGAGCATCGATGGCGTCCGTGTAGTTGAAGGGTTGGGCACCAAGGGTCTTGAAGAGCGTCTGAGTGTTGTCGAGGGATGCGCAATAATCGACGTTGGCATCAGGTTGCACAACCCAGATGAGCTCTTTGCAAGGGTGGTTGAAATTCAACTTAATCTTGTTCGAGCTACTTCCCACGGACTCATCGCCGGTAAATTGCACCTGCTCGATAAGATATTCGTGGGGATTTTGGGCCATTTTTCGGCGCTCATCCGTGTCCAAGAACACATAGTCGACGTAAAGAGATGCAGCCACCAAAGATTGTTGGTAAGCTTGGGGAACAGACACGGTTCCGGTTCCACCGGTACTGGAAAGGGACTTGACAGCCCACAACACCTCTCCGATGGGGCGGATATCAAGGTTGATTTTTACTTCGTGATACTGTACATCACAATTACCCTCCCTTTCGGGATATTTATTGGCATTCTCAAAATAATTAACCTTTATTAAATGAGAACGGTAGCCAGGGAGTAGACTATATCTTAAGTTATCATTGAAGGTGATTAATCTTCTCAAACCCATAACCATTTAGTCGTTGAACCTTCCTCATGTCCTAATCATAGCGGATTTAGAGGCTCGGCTGCTGATTGCCAATTTCAGGTGTTTTCACACCTTCATACGCGAGATTTTTACCATACCTGAAGTCTTTTTTCTTCAGCCACAATAAACTTTCGTCTATTGTTTGGTACCCTAAAAATTGTTTATATTTCATATTAAATCTATTAACATTAATAATGTTATTAAAGTAGTGATGTAATTCTAGTTTGTCCGATTTTTGTCGATTTTCAAATGCACAAAGTGGTTGTAAATTAGTCCAATGAAAACAAATATTTTTATTTTTATCATCTTTAAAGTCAAAACCATTTATTGGTAATATATGATCTATATGCCAGTATTCACCTAAATTTTCCCAAGTCATATTATTATCGAAGCGAAATTCTATCCATTTTTTTAAAAAATCAATATCACAACCTATAATGTTTTGATAGCTTGTTTTTTGTCCTTTAATCATTTTATGAACTTTGCTTCGTAAAATTTCACTTAGTTTAAAATTCAGATTGTTTTTTCTATTTTCTTTGATTTTTTTCTTTTTTATTGGCATATATTCTTTATTACGCAATTTAATAAGTTCTTTTGTCTCTGGTCGTGACCTATATTCCTTTCGTTGGGTATTTATTGCTTCTATATTTTCTGACCTGTATAATTTTGCTTTTTCTAAATGAACTTGTTTATTATTTGCATACCAGTCTTTGTGTTTTTCAATAATTTTTTCTTTATTTTTTTCCCGATAATCTCTACGACATAATTTGCAATCATATCTAAGACCATCGTGACTACTTGTTAGTTTACCAAAATCAGACAAATATCTATTTTCTTTGCATATATAACATCTTTTTTCCATCTACCACTTATAACACTTCTTATTTTTTCTTTATATTTGTTTCTTTAACAATTTTTATTTTAACGTCTTTATGGGTTTCCAGCAGTTTGGATATGTTGCCGCTTGCCTAAGGATTCCAAATTGGTCCTTAGCAACAAGCGACTAGCACCTGAGTATGATGATTCATATTGCAACACCAGTTTTGCGAAGCAAAATCTTGTGTTGAATGGTGATTTTGTTTCGACCCACTTTGTGGGTCTACACAAAATACTCCAAAATCATCCCGAGACTCCAACAAATTTCTACTAAAGCATGGCTCGGATACTTTAGTTTGAGTACTTTTGCGCCCTACAGAATTCAAGGCGATAAGGGGCAATGCGAGCCCAGGGTTTTTCGAATACCAAAATTGCAATGGGATGTAAAGAGTGGTCTCAGGAAGTGCGTTACGGGGAGCGCAAACTTGGGCAGGGCCGCCGGATGCCGCGCAAGGTCCAGATACACCAGCGAAAGTAGGGTCGGTGATGTAGGTGAGTTGCGTGGTGTGGCCAACCATCTTGTAGTAGCCGGCTTGTTGCTCAGATGACATAGTGAGTTGGTTCCAGATGTGCATCCAGTCGCCGTATTGACGGTCGATGCGCTGGCCTCCAATCTCAATCTCAACTTGGGCAATAAGTTGCTCTCCTGGGAAATCTAGCCAACGGGCATAGACACCATCGGAGGTGGAACCTCCGGGGGCCATGCTCTGGTTGATCTCAGGAAGAGTCACTTGGAGGTAGGTGCGATAGCACAAATCTCCGTTACGGGAGATGGTGCAGGTAACACGACGACCAAAGTCAGCTTGTCCTGAGAAAGTTTGCTCGATGGATTCCATAGCAAAGTTTGTGTGTCTGCGGTAAGATACCTTCCAGAAGGTAATTTCAGGGGTTCCGGTAAGGAAGACGTCTTGGGCGCCGTAGGCGACGAGTTGCATGAGACCACCAGCCATATTGACTTATATAGTAGAAAAAGAAAATAATTTCAAAAACTCCTAAATAAATACAAAATATATTATTCGTAATCTAATTTGCATTATTTGTAAAAATATTTGTATTATTTATTTTTTCAATGCATATATAAGTAGATTATATGTTTGTTCTGAAAAATATCGCACATAAAAACAAATTACCAATACTTTTACAAAAAACCCAAACAGGCTCATACCACATTACAATATGCCATTTTGCTCTCATCAATGATTTTTTCAAAAATTCTTTTCGAGTAAACTTTTTCATATCAATAAATATAATATAATTATCAAATATTTCAACCACTTTTAATCTATCATTATTGTTAGAATGGTCATTATCAAATTGTATTATATCATCAATTTTTAAATTATTAACATGTATCATATTTTTGTCTTTTATTTTTACACGATTAACAATGTTGTCATTTGTTTCCATATAAAATTAGTTCATATATTATAAAATACAAATAATTCCATTTGGTAGTAATGAACATAAAAAACAACACTTATGTACCATATACAAATGAATATAAATAACGAAAGTGTTGGTCAGGGTTCTAGAGAAGCAATGAACCCAACTACTAACTCTGTATGTGAAGGTTTTGGAGTGTTTTCTGTAATGAGCGAAGCGAATGGAGGAAAACCTCCTGATGACATAGCGTTAGCGGAGTCATCTGAAGGTTTTGTAGAGCCGCTTGAAGGTTTTGCAGAGAAAAGAATGGAGCAGGCTCTGCTCGCAAAGCAAAACCTAGATTCGTTGCCTAGGATTTCCTCCGGAAATCCGACAACGAATGTAGAGAAAAGAATGGAGCATGCGGCACAAAATAACCGTAGGTCATCTGAGAAGTTTGGTCGTTCTCCATCCATTATGATAGTAAACAATCAAAATTCTTTACAAAAAAAAAACAATTCGAAATTTGTTCAATCCAATACCATTGACGAAAAACATACCGAAATGTTAAATCATTTCCATGAAACAGAAACAGAAACCATTCCGAAATTACAAATCGAACGTGCACGATTAAAAAATGCATCAATATCCTTGCGCGAAACAAACATAGAAAAATATATGGAAACAAAGGACAATATACAAAAAATTACGAATCAGATACGAAATTTAAACCGAGAAAAAAAACGATATTTTTTAGAAAATTCAAAATATATTTTTCAATATTTTGAATACAAGAAGAAGATATCAAGTGGTGATAACAACCAAAATGTGAATAAATTAAATTCATTTTTTAAAATTAAAGAAATTGCGACGACTAATCCAGATATTAATGAAACCGCAGAAAAAGATACACATAAACACATGTATCAAAATTACTGGAAAAATGTTAAAAACGAAATCACCAACATACAGGATTTTATTATTCCTTCGGATGTTTGTGAATATTGCAGACAAGGTGAAATGATTCCCCAAGATGAAGAAGGTATTCTTATTTGTAATAATAACAAATGTGGAAAATTTGTTACCTACATTGTCGATAGTTCCAAACCTACTAACAAAGAACCTCCGAATGAAGTTTCATACACTGCATATATACGTCTTAATCATTTCAAAGAAATATTATCTCAATTTCAAGCGAAGGAAACCACACAAATACCCGATGAAGTCATTGAAGCCATTCGCAATCGAATTAAAAAGGAACGCATCAAAGATATTAAAACCATTAATTACGAAAAGATGCGTGAAATATTGCGCAAACTGGGTCTGAATAAATATTTCGAACATATACAATACATCAATTCTATCTTCGGTATCAAACCTCCCATCATGAACGAGGAATTGCACGAAACGTTGTGTGTTCTCTTTATTGAAATACAGAAACCTTGGGCCATTCACTGTCCCGCCAACCGCACCAATTTTTTCAATTATACGTATACTCTGTATCAGTTATGTGTTTTGCTCGGACAAACACAATATTTACCCTATATTCCTTTACTCAAAGACCGGACCAAACAGTTGGAACAAGACATGATATGGAAAAAAGTATGTAATGAATTGTCGTGGTCGTTCGAACCTACGATTTAACCTCCATTCTGGTTTGGGATGCCTCAGAATAGAGGTTAAAGTTTTTATTTTTTTGATTATATATTCTAATGTATAATCAAACAATTTCGTTATGTTATTGTAGAAAAGAAGACAATTATTTATGCAATTGGGAATTTAACTAGATTGAATCCGAGTCCGAGCCCTGCACCTTGACGAACGGAAGAACCCATGGAAGGGATGAACACGTCCAAAATGCTAAAGGTGGCAGCCGCAGTCAACGCAATAATCACAATTTCTTCCACATTAAGCGCTTTCTTGGGCACAAGCACCGCCACGATGGCGACAACAAGGCCTTCAACTAGGTATTTGATAGCACGCTTAATTAGTTCACCAAAATCAAAAACGTTACTCATTCGTATATATTATACGAGAACAAAAAAAATAAAAATCATGGTCATTATTATCCTAAAAGTTTATATACAATTAAATAAAAATATATATAAACAGAATCATTGATTATAAACATATTCCTAAAAATGTCTTCGTTTGAAAAGAAGAAAATGCCGAACGGAAAACCCAATCCTAAATATGTGGATTTATGCGACGAAGACCCTCCAATCGCCGGCCAAAAATTCGCATGCATGTCGTTCATTTCTCCCGATAAAATCCTAAAAAAACGCGAAATGTATTTGTTCGATAAATTCGTGCAACAATGGGATTTCACGAAATCCATGACTAAATATGTGGATTTCCTCCATTTTATCTCCTACAAATACAACCTAAATGCTGAAAAGACGATTGCCGATTTCAATGAGTTTATCAAGGAAGAAGAAACGAAGCTAAAGAAGGAGGGCAACGTAGAAGATGATTTCGCCAATTTCCTCGACAAAAACCAAGATAAATACAACCAACAATTCAACCGCGACCATGCGTTCCAAACCTCAGTTCGGGGTCTCAAAATACGCGGGGTCTTCCCCACCCAAGAAGAGGCCGAGATGAAATGCAAATCGCTGCGCGAATATGACCCGAACCACGATATTTTCGTGGGACCTATTGGTGTATGGGTGCCCTGGGATCCCGATGCATACAAGACGGGTAAGATTGAGTTCATGGAGGAAGAACTCAACCAAATGCACAAGGAAAAGATGCTAAATGAGACCAAGGCCAAACAAGAATTTGACCAACGTATCAAAGATACCAAAAAGAAGGCGATTGAAGAGAACATCAAATTGGCTGAAAAGAGCGGCAATGTATTGACGCAGACCATGGATGAAGAGGGCAATTTGATTGGTGTCAAGGATACTGTGAATTTCGACGAACGCGAAGCGGCAGATACCGACACTGCGAAAAAGAACAAGGAACTCATGGAAGATGCCATCAGTCGTGCAGCGGACGCCGCAGTCAGCTCGTTAGACGAGAAGGATAAGGAGAAGGAGGATTAGGAATAGTCATGGTAATGGGTCATGGGTCTTGAAATATTATTATTTATTCGAATAATAATATTATATAGCGTTCACTTTGGTATAGATATAATCACCCGCATCACCATGAAAAACTACACGATTTTTTACACTACGACTCATCTTTGCAGGACACATTTTTTCCATTTCGGCGGCTTTGGCAATTGTAGCATATTCACATAGAACATTGTTATTCATGTCTTTTTTGAATATTTTACAGCCTGTGCTGCTGGTATTACGGTGAAATTTTATATCACGTTTCAGTTTAATACCATAAAATCCTTGGCCGTTACCACTAGTAGTCCATACCGTTTCAAATAAAACATATGGGCACGATTTCAAAAACGCTTTCAATCGTGTAACATCGTTCTTTTCATCCCATGGTTTTTTCATAATACGTTTCCAGTCTTTGTATTCTTCCACAATATCCTTGGACAAAGCAGTGCCTGCTGGTGTAAAAACACATTTTTCAAATACAAATGTTTCTTCTTCGCTCGCCGATTCGGATTTTTTATATTCTTGTTTTTTCAATGTAACTCCAATAAAACCTAATACAACTTGGTCCGCATCTTGCACTTGTAAACGGTCATATTTGAATCTACGTCGCAAATAATCATTGAAAGCGTGAGACACTTCTTTAACGGCTTCTCTAGCTTGTAATCTATATACACCCATAATATCTTTGGCTGATACTTCTACATCGTGGCGAACAATGCAATTTTTCTCAATAAAATTATCAAATTTCTTCAATAAGTCTGGATTACCGTGAATAATTTGCACTGTCAAAGGGTCCATTTCATTGAAATCGGTTTGTGTCGACTGGTCGAATGTTATTTTATTAGAAACCTCAGGTTCATCGTTGATGATTTTATTGGTATATTCGAATATTTTTTGAATTTTTACTTTTCTCTCCGATTCGACAGTGTTTTGCAATAATTTGATATTGTTATATTCATTGGTGATACACATAACAGCTTCTTCGACAGACATACGAAACATTTCATGTTTTACTCTCAAAAATATTAATTTGTCATGAACCATTTTTTCAAATAAATGCAAATCATGAGCAATATCAATCTCTTTGTAAAATTCTAATTTACCATACGGATGACTCGTCTTATACGATTTCATTCGCGCATTCAAATGATTCGATATTCCTATCTTCACAATGGTATCAGTTTGATTAGCGTCAATATTATATACATAAATCATCGGCACCTCGCGATTTGTTTTTTGTAAAAGCTCATTTTCTTCTTTTTGTTTTTGGAGTTCTTCCTCTTTCTTTTTTTTTCCTTCTTCGCTTTCTAATAACCGGTTCTCCAATTTTTCTAGTTGATTTTTTAATTCATTTGATTCTTCTTGGACAATTTGCTGTAACAATTCTTCTAATTTGACAAAATATTCATGTATTTCATTCGCCTTTTTAGTTTCAGCTTTAATACAAAATAATTTAAATGTATTAATACTTAATAAAATGGTTTGTTTATTGTGACCACCATGTTTTGTTTTATCTTGCTCTTGCGATTGCATGAGCAAGAATTTATAGTCTTTTTCAATAACAAAATGTTTTTCCAAACATGTTTTTGCGTTTGCCTTTTGACTGAAACCTAACCAATTCCATATATTATCCAAATTAATGACAAAATCATTTGTAGGATGATAGTTTAAATAACAATATAGTGAGGACACAAATAAATGTTGTTGTGTTTCAGTAAAATTTTCCTTTATTTTATTTATAAATTTATTATTATATTGACTATTAAGCTTAGTAATAGGGTTATTTTCAACGAGCGCAACAAAATTCAATGACGAATCAATCATGTTATACATATTATATAATGTATTCTTTATATTGTTTTTGCTTTTATATTTTGTTTTCAAGAACAAAAGCAAGATTATCTACCATTTATTCTTTTTCACAGTAATCGGTGGACCTGCAGATTTTTTCTTACTCTTACTCGGGTCATAACTTTCATCCTCATCATCACTCCCCATGTTCTTGGAAATTTCCCAGAATTCTTTGGAGCCCAACTTGAAATCCGGGCGAGGCTCCGCCTTATACCAAAATATTTGGTCATTCAGTTTGTTCGATTTGGCGTTGTTATTAATCACCAAGCACTCGTAGTTCTCGGTTGTCTGGTCCATCACACTCGAGAACGCTTCGAGCGTGGGGAACATGGACGCGTAGTTCTCCCAAATACGTTTACGATTTGTCATATAGGGCTCTCGAAGTATGAACACATAATCAATATTGGTTCTCAGATTTGGCGGTATACCGAGCGGATATTGCATTGTAATTATTAACATAATTTTCCAGTGACGTCCGTTCATGAATAAAAGTCTCATCATTTTGTCTCGAGTCCACGACTGGTCATATAAACAATCATCTAAAATTACAAAAGCACGAGGGTCGATGGAACTTCTCCTATAGGTCAATATTTCCTTGTTCACTTGTTTCAGAACCACTTTTTGACGTCGTAAGACGTTCTCAATGAGAACCGTATTGTATTCTTCATGAATGAACAATTTAGGAACATGAGAAGCATAAAAACCGTTTCCCGCCTCTGTTCCCGAGATGACCGTCCCGATAGGAACGTCTTGATGATGAAAGAGTAAATCACGAACCAAATACGATTTACCTGTATCACGACGTCCTATCATCACTATCACTGGTCCCTTGTTCTCATCGGGTTTGAACGTGATGGCTCTCATATCGAATTTCTTCAATTCTAATGACATACCAATGCTTATTATTATCTTATAAAATAATAATAATTTCCCTCGTCAAAATAACTATAAAATAATACAGCTGAATAATTATACAATATAATACAATGCAGAATATGATTGAAATCAATATTTGCGATGCCGTCCACATAGATACGGATTCTTTAGCCGAACAATTTGTGTCAGATTTAAATGACATTGATAACGATTACAACGCTTTTCATATAGATAAAATACAAACGTTCCATCCCTTTCTTTCCAAACTATCTGAGAACCTGGATTCATCCACAGATATAAATGATATTTCACTAAAGAATCGCTATCAATTTACGGATATGGACAAGGTTCTCGATACTGAAAATAATATGACCAAATTGGATAAACCAGTATTCATTAAATTTGCCCCTTTACTCGACCCAATACGTTATATGATTGGCAAATACGAAATTTCAGATGATTCATTGAGAACCTTGCCATCTAATGTTGAAAACAATGCTTTTTCAAAATTAAAAAGTGAACACAATGCCTCCTATGTGGATTGTTTCTTTAGCTTTTTATGTAGTCAATCGTTTCATAAACATGGTATGCATAATGCTATCGATTTTTATGGATCATTTCTAGGTATTCAAGAAAAATACAAAATGAATGTCACCGACGATTTAGAATACCTCAATGGTTCTCCCTTTTTCCTTTCCAACATTGGAAAACATTTTTATATTACCGAAAATGTGGAAAACCCCTTTCTGAATAAAGGTTCTCGTAGTAACAAACAAAGAATTGAAATTACATCAAATGGTGGTAGTGATGACAATGATGTGTTATTGGATTTTGAAGAAATAGTTACGGGTATCGAACCTTCTTTTCCAAGCACGGATTCATTGTGTCAAAATAACGACGAGGTCGTATATGAAAAAACATCGGATGATGTTTTGTCCACTTCGGATAATTCATCGAATAACAGCAAGGTCAATTATAGTTCTGACGAAAATGATGATACTAGTGATGATGGTGAAGACGAGATGAGTGATAATACTAGTGATAATAGTGAAGATGATAGTGAGAACAGTGACAGTACGAGCGAAGATGATAGTGATAATATGAGTGAAGATGAGATACAAACCTATGCCTATATCAATCAATTCCCGGTGCAAATGATTTGTATGGAAAAATGCGACGGAACTCTCGACGAGTTGTTTGTCAAAGGGAAAATAAACGCTCAAGAAGGCGCGAGTATTCTCTTCCAAATCATTGCAACACTCATGTCTTACCAGAAAATGTTTCATTTTACCCACAATGACTTACATACCAACAATATCATGTATATCAATACCGATATTGAATTCCTCTATTACAAAATACAAGGATTAGTCTATCGGGTGCCCACTTACGGTAAAATATACAAACTTATCGATTTCGGACGCAGTATTTATCGTTTCCAGGGACACGTATTTTGCAGCGACAGTTTCGCACCCAATGGCGATGCCAACGGACAATATAATTTCGAACCTTATTTTGATGAGAGCAAACCCCGACTCGACCCCAATTATAGTTTCGATTTATGCCGATTAGGCACCTCCATCTACGATTTTATCATTGAAGATGACCACAACGTGAGCGAATTCGATGATTTACAGCAGACGATTTATCGTTGGTGTCTCGATGACAATGGCAAAAATGTTCTCTATAAACGCAACGGGGATGAGCGTTACCCGAATTTCAAATTATACAAAATGATTGCTCGAACTGTGCATCAACATACCCCCGAAGAACAATTGAAATATCCGATATTTAGTCAATTCACGGTAGAGGGGACAGGAGAGGGGTCGGACAAATCACATGTTGTGTTGGATATTGATGGTTTACCCGATTATGCATAAATATAACATGATAATGTAATATGACTGAACAAAATTTCAAACCGCGAAGCGGTTCTACACGTTTTACTCCAATAGGCCATATTTATAACAATTTGGAAACAATAAAAAAATTAGTTTTGGATTATGAAGAAAGTTTAACAAATTTGGAAACAATAAAAACTTTAGTTTTGGATTGTGAAGAAAGATTAGGAAAACTTATTGTAAAACATGGAAGATTTTCTGTAAAATCAACAATTCCATTGCAAACTAAGAGCTTAAAAGGTGGAAAACATAGAAAAACCAAAAAAAATAATAAATAAATATCGAAAATACATATATTTATTTATCTAGAATCCAGGTTCATCCGTGAAAATCTGGGTATTTGTTGGCGTCACAACCTTGTTATCCGTCACCACATTGAAAAACTCAGCTACATTGCTATCCAAGCTAAAATACAAAAAGGTAGAGGCTAATGAACATATCATGACGATAATTGCATCACGGACATACATTTTGAGCGGTTTCATCTCTTTGTCAATAAATTTCATTTCAATAAATTTCGCAAAACAAAACAAACACGTAATCAGAATCGCAATGATAAACACTTTCTCCATAATTTGCGTATAATAAGTGCCTAAATATTATAATATACATTCTTACGCGACCAGTGATTTTTTACTCCAATTCTTCGAAATCAAACAAGGGTTCGTTCGCCGATACTGCCTGGTCCGCCGCCGGACCATCAATGTCCAATACATCCAATCCGGACAAATCGAAGGGCTCGGTATGTATCCTGATTCGGTCGCTATCATCATCACTATCCTCTTCCAATTTACGTTGGATGGACCGTTCCATGCTGATTTTTTCCAATTGTTCAATTGTTTTGGGCGCGGTCACATTTTTAACGGAATCGTTTCTATCCAATACAGAATCTGTATCATTAAACGATAGACGCGTCATGACCGGGTCATTATCGATATTTTTTATCGAAGGGACAATCTCGGGCACTTGCTCGTCAGGATTGGGAGGAAATTCAATCGGTTTATTTTCCTCTGCAGGTTTTGACTCGTCACCTGAACCATTGTCCGTTTTACCGCCATCCATCGTGGGGTCTTCGATGTTCTCTATAATAACTTCCTCTTCTTGTTCAATCGATTCATCTAAATATGCACGAATAATCGCCTCGGTCGGAATGCTCTCACGTATCGCCAACAATATACATTCTTGCACGATGGTTTCCAGTTCTCGGTTGTTCTTTTGAATTTGCAATGGTAAAATATTCTTTTCAAATAAATATACGTTCATATACACTTTTCGTGCCACGTGGATGTATATTTTGTGCAAAAAGTGGTCGAGCTTGGGAATCGAAATATCAATCTTTTTCTGTTTGTTCCCCACCCGGATGCTGGTGAGAACCTTCAATTGAATGATATGGACGCAAGTAATCAAATCTTCCAAATACCCACACCCACTCTTTTCCACGATACGCTTACGTTCTTCCTCGATGATATTGGCATTCCATTTTGGGACGCGACATAACAAATTCTGAAACGTCATCAAATATTTACTCACCTCGTCATTAGTAATGCACATGGTCACGCCCTCATCAAATATAGAACGTATACCTTGAATAACCAATGGGGTCAAAATACCGATGAGTCGTGCTGCCCACTCGTTGCGTCCTTCGTATAAATTCGAGAGAACAAAATCGTCCATAATATATATATAATTATTTCTAAAGTTGTCTTTTTAACTTATATATGTAGATATAATCCAACATATAGAACATCAATAATTTTTCGCATCTATATTCCGATTTAATGTTATAAAATTCCATCTGAAAATACGTGGTTTGTTCTCGATTCCATTGACCAGATTCTGCTACAAACTCCATCAAATCCAAACATGAAATACCATTTTCGTAAAAATAGGTTACGATATCGGAAAATAGATTGTGATTTATATCCATGTCTTTGTGTGGCATTTTTTCACAAATTCGAGTCATTTTACCTGCATCATAGTCATTAAAATCCATTTTTTTATTCAAATTATATTTATGTAAATTTACCACTTTTCCATCGACAATATATTCGGGAACATATATTTCACAAAACCGTGAGAGAATCGGATTCAATAATTTATGTTTGTTCTCCACAATAATAAAAAAACGCGTATTATAACTAAACAATTCGATACATCTACGTAATGCGGACTGGGCATCTATTGTCAAAAAGTCCGCATTCATCAATATGATGGTTTTGAAGGATACCCCCAAATTGGATTGTATGTTCGTTTTGGCAAAGAATTTAAGTTCTTCACGGATAAATTTAATGCCTTTACCGTGCGCACAATTGACAAACATGACATTGGTTTTTATTTTATGTTTATCATGATTGTAAATTTTATTCAAAAAATCATATACAATCGTTCGTTTTCCCGAGCCCGACGGACCGTGGAAAATAATATGGGGTATTTTGTTGGTTTGTAAAAAATAATCAAGTCTATGTAGAATATTTGTGTGTATTGGTAAGATATTTTGAGTACATGATAGATTCTTATCAAAAGGTTGTTGTTTTTTTTCTATAAAAAAATTTTGCAACAAAGGTTCTCTTGGAGTGTTTACCGTAGCAAGCTTTGCTTGTGTAGGGAAACCTCCTAATTCCGAAGAACGAAGTTCGGAAGAGTTTGTCTCCATTTATCTTTCTCTATTTTGCGATATTCATTCTATATACATTATTACTCCAATTTTATTATATTCCCCATTTGTTTGGTAAATGCAAATCTTTCATGATACATGGTTTTTCTAGATAAATTACATAATAAACAGGCTATTTCCACATTATCCTTGTTATGACCAAAAGCATTGTCAATTCTTTCCAAAGACCATTGTGTAGGTTCTCGCACCTTTTGATATAAAACGTTTGTTTTCTTTTTACAATAAAAACAATCCAAATGAGAACCTAGTAATAATTGCAATACATATTTTTCATCAACAAATAAATCTGGATTATATAGTCCCTTTATTTTGTCTTGGGATTTGTATCCACCGATTTTTTTATTGATTTCTTGGAGAACAAACGTGTGTTGTTCCGTTTTTTTTCCAGGGTTATCGGTTATATTTTGTAACATATTCATTTGGTTCTCAAAAGAATAATCCAAATCAGTGAATACACATTGATTCGTGGATATTATTTTTCGTATTTTCAGAGTATTTTGTATTGACCCACCAAGTGGGTCGAGACAAAATCTCGATTCGTTTCCTCGAATCAGCTTTGCTGATTCGGAAACTAACAATTCGGGTTCGTTATATATAATTTTGTTTTCCGATTTTTCCGTTATAGTTACTAGTTTATTCATGACGATAAATAATATAATAAAAGAGGATAAAAATATAATTCTATATAATAACATAAAGAATATATAATTAAATATGGAATTAAATTTATCATTAGAGACCGAAACTGTTTTCGATTTACCTGCCAACATAAGTATTAATATTTCTGAAAATGGAGGTTTTGTAGAGCCGCCTGATCAGAAAATCTTCGATTTTCAAGCGGCTCAAACCCTCGATTCGACATCTATGATTTTCGAAGAAAATCCGATGTCGAATGAAGAACCACCACTAATTACAGATTGCAACACCGGTTTTGCGAAGCAAAACCTAGTGTTGAATGGTGATTTTGTTCCGGTTCACGAAGTGAACCTGCACAAAATACTCCAGCCAACACTTATGGTAGAGTCTGTTGAAAAACACACATACACCGACCAAGTTGAAATGAATTACAATTCGATTGATATGATTTTGGAAACTGAAAAGCAAAATAACAAATTAGATACCTGGAATAAATTGGATAAAACCGGGAAAATATTCAAATTACACGCGTTCGCCGAAAAATACGGAAAAACAAACAATATGCCCGCCAAAGAAATCAAAATAATGAAATTATTCTTTATTGAATGCCTCGAAAAAATGAAATTACAAAAAGCCAAAGATGTCGTTTATAACAAAGAAAGTGGTGAAATTACTAGTATACCGTCATTATATTTTAATACAACTAACCATAAATTTACGTTGAAAATCATGGATGCAAAACGCGTATCGACCCTCAAATGTCTTACACCCAAACGTATTAGTGAAAAAATACGTGAAAACATCGATACAAAAAATTGATACAAAAAATCATTATGAAGAAAATATATGAATATAACTCACAATATAGTATAATATGGAACATAATGAAAATAATGATAGCAGTGATGAATCCGAAAATAATACGGAATTGATGCTTGATAATCCGTCAGATGACGAATCAGACTCCTATAAATCTTATGAATCCGTCGATGAATTTAAAACGTGGATAGAATCATTACAAGAAGAAGACATTATCGATATAGAAAATACGGTGATAGAACTGATTGATGAATACATGCAAAATGAGATTCGCGCCATGTCATCACCTTATTTTCATAACAATTTGAAACGAGAGATAACGTATATATTATATGAATCACTCTATAATATTCATTTTTCGGAACAAACTCCGCGATATCGTGCCGATATGTCGACTGCAATGATTGAAATATGTCAAAGTGAAGATTTGGACGAAGTCGAACAAATCGTCGAAGAAATATGTGATAATTTCTTTAAAACCCACATCGACGTCCCTCCGCGTTCATACAGCTATACTTTTACTATTCCCAAATCTTCGGATGAAAGCAATACAATTATGGTTACGATTGACCGTTTAAGAAATATATTACAACCAAAACAACGAACTGAAGAATGGTATCAATTTCGTCATAATATTATTACCGCCAGTAACATATGGAAAGTATTTGGGTCAGAATGTCAATATAACAGTCTCATCTACGAAAAATGTCATCCGTATACTGCTTCTAATATGATAGGAGGCAATGATTATGTTAACACATCTTCTCCAATGCACTGGGGAAACAAATACGAACCATTGAGCGTATCAATTTACGAGAAAATGTTTCAGACCAAAATAGAAGATTTCGGGTGTATTCTTCACGATACATATCCTTTTATTGGCGCATCACCCGATGGAATTAATACCGACCCCGAATCTTCCAGATACGGCCGTATGTTGGAAATAAAAAATATTGTGAATCGCGAAATTGACGGCATTCCCAAAGAAGAATACTGGATACAAATGCAGATGCAAATGGAAACCTGTCAATTGGACGAATGTGATTTCTTGGAAACTCGGTTCAAACAATATGCCACAGAAGATGAAATTTATATGGATTTATCAAATACATTAAATATATTGCACGAGTATCGAGGTGTGATTTTATATTTCGTGCATAAAATCATTGATTTCAACATTGCAGTATCGACCTCACCCCATTATGTCTATATGCCGCTTGATATACCTATCCAAAAGGAAACAGTCGATGCATGGATTAAAACACAGAAGGATGAGTTGAAATCTGAATATTCCTTGTATGAAATCCAGTATTGGTATTTAGACGAATTATCCTGTGTATTGGTAAAACGTAACAAAGAATGGTTCAGGCATTCTGTTGGAAAAATAGAGGACACTTGGAAAACTATTGAACGAGAACGTATAGAAGGATACGAACATCGAAGTGCCAAAAAACGGATTCCGAAACCCGAGGTTAGTCATGACGGTGATAGCACGAGTCAATTTATTCGGAATTTACCCACCAATAACAGTATTTGTTTAATCAAACTAGATGATAACGAATAATATGTTAAAAAACGACATAAAAAATTGGACATATATTACATAACTATATGTCTACTACAAACGATGACAATGATATGCGCGTTACTAAGCGCAATGGTGACATCGAGACGGTTGAATTCGACAAAATTCTTAAGCGAATCAAGACCGCCGGTCAAGAAGTCGGGATTAAAATTAATTATACATCCCTAGCCATGAAAGTCATCGACCAACTATATGATACCATTTCTACCACCAAAATTGATGAATTGAGTGCCGAACAGTGTGCTTCAATGGCTTCTATCCACCCCGATTATAATGTGTTAGCTGGGCGTATCATCATATCTAATCATCATAAAAATACCCCCGATTCTTTTTCATCCGCCATGACTCAACTCTACGAATACAAAGACAAACACGGTCTATCTTCACCACTTATTTCAGACGAATTACTTGATATAGTGAAAACACACGGCCAAGAATTAGATGCCGCCTGCGATTATTCTCGTGATTATCTCATCGATTATTTCGGATTCAAGACCCTTGAGCGCGCCTATTTAACGAGAGTCAATGGCAAAATTATTGAACGACCCCAGCACATGTGGATGCGCGTAGCCATAGGTCTACACGGCACCGATATGTTTCGCGCATTGGAAACCTATAACCTAATGTCACAAAAATATTTTACCCATGCCACCCCCACCCTCTTTAATGCTGGCACCCCGCGACCTCAATGTTCCTCGTGTTTTTTACTTTCCATGGAAGATGATAGTATTGAGGGCATCTATAATACGTTGAAAGATTGCGCGCTCATTTCAAAATGGGCCGGGGGTATAGGGCTCCATATTCATAATGTCCGTGCGTCTGGGTCACATATTAGAGGAACTAATGGTTCTTCCAACGGTATTGTGCCGATGTTGAAAGTGTTTAACAATACGGCCAAATATGTTGACCAGTGTTTGGACCCCGAAACCATTGTCTATACCAAACGCGGAGCAATTCCCATTAAAAATATTGTGCCAGGGGATGAAGTTGTTACCGATGATGGTAATTTTTACGAAATTGGTAAAGTATTGGACAATGACTATTTGGGAGATTTTTACAGTTTGGACATTAAAGACCAAATACGACCTTTATTGTTAACAGATATGCACCCATTATGGTGTATAAAAAATACAGAGAATCAAAATAGTTATCATATTAAAAATATGTTGGATAAAAACATGATAGAACCCGATTTTATTGAAGTCAAAAACATTGACACGCATGATTATATTGGATTTCCTATTCCAACCTATGAAAAGGATATCAAAGAATATACGGAAGACGATTGTCGTTTTTATGGTATGTTTTTATGCAGTTTAGTATTAGATAGTGCACTAATAAGCCGTCTTAATAATATACAAATTAGTATAAATATTAAAGCAACAAAAAAATCAACTGTTGAATTTATTGAAAAATATTTAAATTCATATAGTATACCGTTTACTACAGAAACTACACTGGGTTATATACAATATAAATGGAAGCGTATTAATAGGTTTAAATTTACCTATGAAATGTTTTACGAAGGAATACCTGCCTTATTACATTTACCCAAACCTAAATTATTACAATTTATAAAAGGAATATTCGAGGTGAATAATGGGTTTTTTGTCGAGGATAATTTCGTATTAACTTGCAACCGAGAAAAGGGTTCAAATGTGATTGATAATTTGCGCTATATGTTATTACGATTTGGTATATTGACTTCCGGTAATAATACCACTTTACTTATTCCATTAAAAGATTTGAATATGATGCTAGATATTGATGTTACATTACCTCCTAAGCCCAACGATTATTTTGAATATAATGGTTATTTATTCAGTCGTGTCATAGACAATACACTGACAAAAAATTATTCGGGTAGGGTCATTGATATTGAAGTAGATAACGAAGACCATCATAATTTTTTGACACAAAATGGTCTAGTCAAAAATGGCGGCGGTAAACGCAACGGCTCTTTCGCTATCTATTTGGAGCCTTGGCACGCTGATGTCGAACTTTTTCTACAGATGCGTAAGAATCACGGCGATGAAGAGCTCAAGGCTCGTGACCTTTTCTACGCGATTTGGATGCCTGATTTGTTCATGGAACGTGTCAAGGTCGGAGGCACCTGGACCCTCATGTGTCCCGACGAATGCCCCGGTCTATCCGACGTATATGGTGACGAATTCAAACAACTATATGAAAATTATGAAGCAAACGGTAAGGGCCGTAAAACCATGAATGCCCGCGACCTCTGGTTTCAAATTCTCGATGCTGAAATGGAGACGGGCACCCCGTATTTGGTATATAAAGATGCATCCAATAAAAAATCCAACCAGAAAAATATCGGCACCATCAAAAGCTCGAATTTGTGCACGGAAGTATTGTTGTATTCCGATGACACTGAAACTGCCGTATGTAATTTATGTTCTGTTGCTTTGCCTGCATTTATCGAACCAGAAGGTAAGACATTTGATTACATTAAATTACATGAAATTACCAAAGTGGCGACCTATAATTTGAATAAGGTCATTGACATCAATTATTATCCTACGGAGAAAACCCGACGCAGCAACATGCGTCATCGACCTGTTGGTATCGGTATCCAAGGCTTGGCTGATACCTTTATGATGTTGAACTTGCCGTTTGATTCCGACGAGGCCAAGAAAATCAATCGCGATATTTTTGAAACGATTTACCACGCCGCCCTCGAACAATCATGCGAACTTGCGATGGTAGATGGCCCATACGAAACGTTTGTCGGTTCCCCCGCGAGTCAAGGTATTCTCCAGTTTGATATGTGGAATATAGACCCCGGTTCGTCCCGTTATGATTGGGCTGACCTCAAACAACGAATCATGACGCATGGTATACGTAACTCTACCCTCTTGGCCCCGATGCCTACCGCATCTACATCACAGATTTTAGGCTATAACGAGTGTATCGAGCCCATTACAAGTAATATCTATAGTCGTCGCACGATTGCTGGTGAATTTATTATGGCGAATAAATATTTGATGGCGGATTTACTCAAACTCGACTTGTGGAACGAGAAAATCAAAAACAATATCATTGCCAATAACGGTAGTATTCAACATATAGACGTCATTCCCGAGGATATTCGTATGAAATACCGCACGGTGTGGGAGATTCCCATGAAATCTCTCATCGATATGGCGGCGGACCGCGGGGCCTATATTTGTCAGAGTCAGAGTTTGAATTTATGGCTCGAAGACCCCAATTATAATATGCTTACCTCCATGCATTTCTACGGATGGAAAAAAGGACTCAAAACTGGTATTTATTATTTACGTAGACGCGGTGCCCACAAAGCTCAGCAATTTACCATCGAGGCCGAAAAAAAACAGGATAATAATAACATTATGGATGACGATGACGATGGTGGATGTTTGATGTGCGGGTCTTAGATGTGATATATGGTTTTTTATTTTTCTTTGCAAATGACTGATAATATATGATTATATTTCACATTATGAATCTCTCTATGTAATCGAATTTTCAAGAAACATCGTAAACATACCAACGTGTCTACCAACGAATTGTGAAGATTTTCTGGAATAGAATGAAATAATTTGGCATATAATTCCGCCAGTTTGGGAAACTTTTTATATTGTTTGGTCGGGTCGACCTTACTGTTTATCATAATATTACAAATATTCAAACTCGACATCATCGTGCAATACAATTCAATGTTATGAAACTCATTGAATGTTGGATTGAAGAGATGGAGAATATGAGGATGAGTTGCCTCCATCGTCGCATAATTCCGTTCTACTTCCAATTGCACCATTTTTTTATCAAACGACAGATTATGTGCGATAATACAATCACATGACAAATATGCGTGATAAAATTCGTCGAGGACATCACATATGGGAATACCACGTTCATCACATGTTTGTCGGGTGATACCTGTTAATTCAGTAATTCTCTCGGAGATTTCCACATTCTCCGATACTTTTATATATGCATTGTATTTTTTACATATATAAAACTGCACTGTATCGAAAATAATAAAACTCAACTGAATAATGTTGGGCATTTCTTCTAGAGGGGTTTCTACGTTTCGTTTGGGTAAAAGCCCAGTTGTTTCCACATCAAATACCATGATTCTTCGATGGTGCTTGAAATCTCTTTTATGGCATACATCGTTATTTTTTTTAGTGATGGTGATTTTTGGAGTATTTTGTGCAGGGTCACAAAATCTCGATTTGTTGTCTAGGATTCCCTTCGGAAATCCGGCAACGAATGTAGCGAATACTTCTTTTTGGTCAGGAGGCTGAAAGCCTCCAACTACTAACTTCTCGCTGCGCAATGGTAGCTTCGCTACCGGAGAAGTTTGGGCGTTTTGTTCTTGTAAAACATGATTCAATTGTTGTTCCATTTTGATATAAAGAATCACTTTGTTATGTTTGATATAATCAATTTTCTAGCAAACAAAATAAAAACGAATCATATTTTTACTATAATGCCTATCACGATTGTAACCTGTTTATTATACATTTCAGATAAAGACAATGAGAACCTTGAAGAATACATTGGAAAACTCATAAGTGATTTTTCCTTTTTGGTATCGGTGGATAGGTTCTCCTTTTTAATTTATACAAATAATAATTATTATACCCAATTGTATAATGCTTTCAATATGTTCTCTCATGTACTTATTATCAATATTGAGAATGACAATGATATCATACCATTATCTACATTAGAGAACGCTAATAGTGCAACCATTTTACCAGTCAATCGCAACGTCGAAAAGGACACGCGAGAATTTATCGCTTCCGGTTACTATAAATACGATGTGTTAAAACATGCTATCTCTCATAACAACGTATCCACTCATTTTATGTGGATGGATTTCGATTTACCCAAACTCTTTCGTGACAAAGCCGGTGTCAAAGAATATTTACAATGGCTAATTGGCCTCCAATTGGCCCCCTCTTTTTTGACATTTCCCGGCTGTTGGCCAAAACTTCAGCTAGCACCTCAGGTGATTTCTGAAGTTAGTTGTTGCGAGCAAAGCTCGCTGACCAAATTGGAAGCAGAAAAGGAACGAGATGCAATTGATTCCGTCCATTGGCGGTTTTGCGGGGGGTTTTTTATGGGTGATAGAGAATCCATTTCACAATTTTGTCAGATAGTTAGCGACGCGTTACCGCGTTTCATAGAAAAATATGACACATTGGTCTGGGATTTCAATCTTTGGGCATGGCTCGAATCATATTTATCGGAAACACATATATGGCCCGACCATTGGACCTGGTATCGTGCCGACCACAATGATTCTATCTTGTATACATCGGCAGATATTTATACGCGCACTCTGAACATGGACTCGATAGTCGAATATCCTTATCCCACCATCGATACCTATTATCCTACATCGGCCGCCTACGTATATTACGAGGGTAAACATCTATTAAATACCCGATACGTCAATTATTGGATTTATCCCACAGGTTGTTACCATTTTAACAGCGGTATTCGTCTGATTGAGAACAAAAATATGCTATCGGAGATGGACTCAGACAGTTTGTCACCCACGTCTTACCGAGAAATCGAGGAGACCATCGATTTGCCAGTCAAAGAAGGAGATATTTTGTCCAAAGGTTTAGAAGACATACGACTCTATGTGCACGGTGGCAAGGTCAAATATATAGCATCTACAGTTGGCTATTCTCCGTGTGGAAAATGCCGCATGATTGTGGGCGATTACGACGTGGAAAATGCGAATATTCGCAATGGGCAGATTGTGCAACCACCCACGGATACATGGGCTGAGAAGAACTGGATACCTATTATCAGGAAAAACAAGATATTGATGGGCGATGGCACAATGATAGACCAAGAGGAAGAATTATTCATTTATAAGTGGTCACCTTTGGAGATAGGACGGATAGAAAATGATGTTTTGGTTATTATTCATAGTTATCCCATGTCCATGCCATTATTTAGCAAAATTCGTGGGTCGACGATTCTTCATGCGGTGGACGAGGGATTGTTGGGTATCGTTCATTATAGTGAAGAACATAGTCCGCGACATTATTATCATATGTTGGTGATGTTGGACAAGGATAGTTTTATGTTGAAACGGTATAGCGAACCCTTTTGCTTTCAGAAATTGGGGGTGGAATTTTGTATTGGGATGATGGTTAGGGAAGATAATTATGTATTTTGGATATCTCGGCATGACCGCGACCCTGCGATGGTAACCGTTCGTAAGGATGAAATTAAATGGATGTAACGAGTATATAGTGTTTATATTTTTTATGGCTCTATTATAGTAAATATGGAGGAAACAGAGGAAGATTTTATACAGTTTGGTGGCGAAGGAATCAAATATAAAATATTTAAAGAATTGATGAATTCTATTAATGCTCCTATTAAAATAATATATAACCAGTATGGGAGTATTAATGAAGATAAAACTATAAAACAATTATCAAAAATTGTTAATATCGAAAATCTTGAAATAATATTGACAAAAATATTAGCTTTACAAAAAAATGAAAAATATAAAAAATATAGTAAAATATTAGAAGATTTTAAAACAATGATAACATTACAACCACAACCACAACCACAACAACAACCACAACAACAACCACAACAACCACAACCACAACAACAAGAACAACAAGAACAACAACCACAACAACAAGAACAACAAGAACAACAACCACAACAATATCAAATCGTGCAAATAAATATTAAACCCAAACAGGATTTATTGCAAGAAACTATCTCGCTTCTCATGAATCAAAAGTTCATAACGACCTATACTGCGGTTTTCGAAACTCCGATAATTATAGATGATTATAAAGGCGAAACCAATAATCTAATACAAGTTACCAAATTTAAAGCATGTACAAGATATTTATATAGTAATTATAAAAATAACTATTCTTATTACCATATACCCGAAACCCAACTTCCTAACGCCGCTGAATAAATAAATACCAAAACAATTTACATAGAAATTGTATTCTATGTAAATAAACGAACCATGGAAAAAAAATACATCATGGCCCAAATAAATATACCTATCGAAGTCTTGTCCGACGGACAAACTCGTCCCCACGTTCGTTGTGCCCAAATTGAATTCCTACCCTGTGACAAATTGCCCCCCGAACACGAGAACCCGAATCAATTCATCATGGAAAAAATGTCAGCATGGTTAGGTGGTGATAATAAAAATAATAACAATAAAAAGACAAGCATCGTATCCTCATCGGATAATAATATTCCAGAAGAATCTTTACCGAATGATGTATTATTATCACTCTTCGTATCGAAAGAAGATATTGAACTCACTACCAAAGTCAGAGGGCAAACCATCACATTCAAGAATTATTCCAAAGCCATTCGTTCGCATAATATGACAGAGAAAAACCGCTAACGATTTATCATCCATCGATTTCGATGAGTCCGGCACCACAAGGGTAGAGACCCCTATGGGGTCTCTTTCCGAAGGTGCCAACCTAGAATTCCCTTCGGGAATTCTT